TTATCATACACATACATTAGAAAAAACCATATACTATATGCCCAATGGTTTGGTCATGAATAAGACCATGTTCCACGGTAATTATCCAGATCTTGCGCCGGGTCCAGAGATTATTGATGATCCAGTAGAATATTCTCCACCACTTATTATAGGTGCTGGTGGAAATAATGTAGCATGGAGAAGCGAGCAGATATTGGATGGAAATCCAGAATCACTCCTTTTCACCATTGGTAACTTTTTCAGTGCAGACTATAGAACCATGACCCTTGAAGAATATGATACTCAAACAGATGAATCGATAAGGGAATCAATACAATTTAATCTTAATCAATTTGATGCTCGCGGAGTAGTTAGAGACTCATATCTAAATGAAAATACTACTGGATGGATCATGCACGATATTGAGAACCCAACTAGTTTTGGTCAAATTAGATTTTGGGATGATGAAAAGATAACTTTATGGACTAGAGGTATAATACGAAGAACTCAAATCTTCAGAGAATTTGTTCCAAACGCCAAAATTGGTATATGGGCATTTGGTAGTTCCGTAAATCCAACCGCAGAAATTAATTACGATGGCAATGTGATCACTCCTCCCGGATATCCTGACGGCATAGATAGTGGTCTATACTTCAGAAACAAGCATGCCGAGAATTTTGTGAAAGCTTCTCAAGTTGAATATAACGGAGAAACATTGTTTGAGGTGATAGACTGGTTATCTGCTCAATTCTATCAGACTTCAGCGGAAGGTCAGCCGACAGATCCAAGGCAGAGAATTATTGATGGTCAGAGGACCAGTCACACTAAAGAAGTATGTGATGCAATATTTGCCGCAAACGGTGAGAGAAAACCAGTCGTAGGAGTATACGCACAAAATTACCAGACGGGGCCCAATGAAGGTATCTGGGCGGGTGAATTAAACTCCATCGAAATGACAGAAATGCTAGGTTACACTGATCATAGCATACTTTGGTATTACCCAACATCGTATATGGATAATAACTTTGAATATTGTAGAGATAGACTTGAATATGATGTTGATAATCGTCTAGAAGGCATTGATACTTACAGCACATATGGATCACCAGATACAGATGTTGATCCTGACCCAGTTGGTGGAATCGATGATAGACCAGACGATGATAGACCAGACGATGATATAGCAGATGTGTCACTAGGAGATGCACCATTTAGACCAGTAATTGATTTTGAACCTATACCTCCCACGATTAAACCTCCGGGATTCGTAGCTCCTGATACTGAAGATGATGACTCAGATGGTGGTGGAACAGTACCAGAACCCGGTGGAACCGATGATGACTCTGATGGTGGTGGAACAGTGACACAACCGAGATCTGGTGGTGGTGGATATGGTTATTAGAAAGGTGAATAATGAGTGATAAAATTTCGGAAGCTCTAGACACTTCATTCGAAGCAAAGAAACCAGAAGAAGTCAAAAAAGAGCTAATGCAAAGTAGAAAAGAAGTAAAGGTGGACATGGATGACTCAGAAAAAGACTACAACAAAATACGTACAAATCTTTACGAACTTCTTGGTGATGGTAAGGAGGCGATAGATGGCATACTTAAAGTGGCTTCTGAGGGAGATGCGCCAAGGGCATATGAAGTCGTCGCCACACTGCTTAAAACGGTGGCTGATATAAACAAAGACCTTATGGATCTACATAAGCAGGTCAAGGATGTGAATAAAGACGAAACTGTACATAATCATAATACAACCAATGCGATCTACGTTGGGTCTACCTCCGAGCTACAGGATCTAATCAACCCCGACAGAAGTAGAAACAAAGAGATTATTGATGTTAATCATGAAGTGAAGGAAGATGACAAGTAAAAAGGGTGGATATTTAGGTAATGCAAACTTAAAACCGGCGGGGATTGGAATTGAGTTTACAAAGGATCAGGTTCAGGAGTACATGAAATGTGCTCAGGATCCTATTTACTTCATCAAGAAATACGTGAAAGTCGTATCTCTGGATGAGGGTCTCGTACCATTCAATCTGTATGACTATCAGGAAGAGATTGTAGATGCTGTACATAATAATAGATTTGTAATATCAAAGCTGCCTCGTCAGTCAGGTAAATCTACGACTATGATCTCGTATATCCTTCACTATGTTCTGTTCAATCAGAGCATGACGGTCGCAGTCCTTGCAAATAAACAATCCACGGCGAGAGAAATCCTTAGCCGGCTAAAAATGGCATATGAGTACCTTCCATTGTGGCTTCAGCAAGGAATTATCGAGTGGAATAAGGGATCACTTGAGCTTGAGAACGGATCAAGAATTATAGCCTCATCCACATCAGCATCCGCAGTCCGTGGTGGATCGTTCAACATGATCTTCCTTGATGAATTTGCACACGTTCCCCAGAATATTGCAGAGGAATTCTTTAGCTCTGTGTACCCCACAATCACCTCTGGACAGTCCACAAAGGTTTTAATGGTCTCGACCCCGAACGGACTCAATCTATTTTACCATTACTGGAGGGGAGCAACCAAACGAGAAGGTGAGAAGGGTAAGAACGAATACATTCCAATCGAGATCCATTGGTCACAGGTTCCCAAGTACCCCGGCGGACCTCTGAGGGACCAAGAGTGGAAAGAACAGCAGATAAAGAACACCAGTGAGCAGCAGTTCCAGACAGAATTCGAATGTGACTTCATTGGTTCAACGAACACACTGATCTCTTCGTCGAAACTACATTGTCTAAATTTCATATCTCCAATAGACAATAACAATGATGGCTTAATGATATACGAACAACCCAAAGAGGACCATCTTTATGTGATGGCTGTGGATACCGCTCGTGGCCAAGGTTTGGATTATAGTGCATTTATTGTCGTGGATATCACTACGAGTCCCTACAAGGTTGTTGCAAGGTTTAGAAATAATACAATTTCACCTCTTGTATATCCCACCGCGATTCGGAGTGTGTGTGACAAATATAATCAAGCATATTGTCTTATTGAACTCAATGACATCGGAGCACAGGTCGCAGATATCCTATACCAAGATCTTGAGTACGAGAACGTTCTACAGTCCGTCTATAAAGGTAGAGCGGGACAGGTTATTGGTAGTGGCTTTGGTGGCTCACAATCACAGATGGGTGTCAGAACCACGGGCCCGGTCAAAAAGCTTGGGTGTTCTGTTCTGAAAAGTTTGGTTGAAAATGACAAACTACTGATAGACGATATGGATATAATCCAAGAACTCTATACGTTTGTGGCAAAAGGTGCCTCATTTGAGGCAGATGATGGTCATAATGATGACTTAGTAATGTGTTTGGTGTTATTTGCTTGGCTCACCAGACAAGAATATTTCAAAAATTTGACTGATTTGGACATCAGAAAAGACATCTACGAAGATGAAATGAAAAGAATTGAGGAAGATATTTTACCATTTGGATTCTCAACCACGATTGATGATCAGGAACCCACATCTTTTTATGATGGAGAAGATTATTGGAGAAGTGGAGATGACTCGTCCGACACTCCATTTCTATAAATACCTTAGAAATACACATTACTTCCGGAGAATCACATGACTGATATTACCATAGATCTGAACAAATCACAAGGATTTGTTACATCCCCACCAGAACGAAATAGTGATTTTATGGCAGCCTTTATAAGTTATGGTAATTTATTGGCTGCATTAGGAAACGAGAATGAACGTAATCAAGAATATATGATAATAGAAAATCCTACCGATCTACTATCAAGACTTTCCTCGACCGGTACTACGGGTTGGTATATTTTTAATGGACTAGATCCAGATGGTACTTCGACTTATATAAATGAAACTCCAGACAAATCAAATAGAAATAATCGAACAGGATTAAACTGGCCAAATGGAGTAATCAATTTTGATCAGACTGATCCCGGAATCTCAGAGGATTTTTATGCAGTTTTAAATTACCTGCGATATGGAGGTAAGTGTTTTGTTGCAGGAGCACCAGATAACCTACCAGACACAATAAATAATGGGGTACAAACTATAGAAAATACACCAAAAGTAATCAATTGTATCTATACTACATCTCCATCATATAATAATACAATTACTAGTATCGCTCAAAATAGAGGAGACTGTATTGCAATTTGCCAAGTAAATGTGAAAGCTCCTATATCTTCTACCAGACCGGATGGTATACCAACTGTAGATACAAATCAGAATAAATTAACTTTTCATGTTGCTGGACAAAAAGTTCATTTAGGAACTTCGTCAAATTTAGTATCTGAAAATGATACAAAGGCTAATCTAATAACAACAGGAGTTGCTGCTGATGTTGCAGGATGTATGGCGCGGGTTACTTCAGGTTCTCGCCCATATACATCACCTGCTGGTACAGGAGCGGGAGCATTACTAGATGTTATTAGAATGGAATATGATCTCACTGCAACTGATCGCGAAGCACTTGCAACAGATTATATAAATCCGATAAGAACGTTTGAAGGATATGGGTCAGTTTTGTTTGGTGATAGAACCGGAAACCAAGATGTTAATCAAAAGATATTTAATTATGTTAATGTATCTTCAACATATCTTCAAATTAGCCGATCAATTTCCAACATTATTAGAGATTATATGTTCAGAATAAATGATGCTACAAATAGATCCGGCCTTACATCAGCAATAGACTCTATCCTGAGAAGAATGGTTGCTGCTGGTGCATTAACAGGATTTTCGGTTATTTGTGATGCATCAAATAACCCGGAAAATATTATTGCTGAAAATAGACTAATTTGCGATGCAACACTACAATTTCCTCTAAGTATTCAGGACGTAAGTTTGAGATTTCAAACTTCGTCTGGTATACAAACAACTCAGGGTTTGTCAACTACGTCAGGATCTTCTTCCAGTACTTCGACAAGTAGTCCGACGACAAATAGATCTTCTAGTTCTTCTGGTGGGAGTTCATATTAATGGCAAATAATCTTGACAATTTCATTAATGAATTTAACGGGGGAAATAGAACCCACCGCTATGATGTCGAGATGAAATTTCCGGGTACAGGGATTGACGACAGTTTAAATAGATTTTTTATTCGTGCAGTAAGTTTACCACCGAGTCAGATCAACCCAATTAGAATACCTTATAGAGGAAGAATTTTAAAATGGCCTGGTGACAGAATATATTTCCCATGGACATTCAGAGTTTTAGATCAAGGTGGTAAGGATTCTTTATGGACCAAGTTCAATGATTGGAGTAATACAATCAATGATCACAAAACAAACATAAACAATCAAGATTGGAATGATTTTACCACAGACTGGAAAATAAAACAAATAGGTGCTAACGGTAATACAGTTCTCAAAGAAGTTGAGCTAAATGATTGTTGGCCAACAATTGTCGGTCCAATTTCCATGGATGCAAACTCCATAGATACCTTAGTAGAATTCACAGTTACGGTTGAATATTCATATCATACAGTGAAAGATGTCAACTAATTATAGTATGGAGAAAAAATGGCAATTAACTTACTAGGGTTTACAATTGGAAGATCGTTAAAGGATACAGAAGGAGTTGCAACAGAACTCCCCGGTGTGCAAGCCAGATCAGCTATTACTCCTGATGAATACGATGGATCATATCAATTTGAAACAGGAGGAATTCTGGGAACCTATGTTGACTTTACTGGTGCAGTGCGAGATGAAAACGCATTAATCGCACAGTATCGAGGCCTAGCTCTTTTTCCTGAAGTTGACAATGCAATTGAAGACATCTGTAATGAAGCTATTGTCATGGGGACAGATAGAAAGCCTGTCAAGGTTGGTCTAGGAAAAGTTAAACTATCAGATTCTATCAAAATAAAAATTCAGAATGAATTTAATCAAGTTCTTCGTCTCATGGATTTTCATAAAAAAGCATATGAAATCTTTCGAAGGTGGTATGTTGATTCTAAGTTATTTTATCAAATGGTGATCGATGAGAAAGATCCTATGAAAGGGATTGTTGAACTTAGACCTATTGACCCAACTAAAATTAAGCGGGTAAGAAAAGTAAATAGAAGTAAAAACGATGGATCTAAATCACTGTCTTTGGTCGAAGGTGTAGAGGAATATTATGTTTATACCAACACAGATAAAGATTCAATTTATCCTACGTCAAATGGCGGAATCAACATTACAAAGGACTCAATTGCCTACGCAAATTCGGGTCTAGTTGATGCTAACTCGAAGAGAGTTGTTGGATATCTACAGAAAGCAATTCGTCCAGTAAACATGCTCAGGCAGATCGAAGACGCTGTGGTTGTTTATCGTGTTTCTAGAGCACCCGAACGAAGAGTTTTTTACATTGATGTTGGTAACCTACCGAAACAAAAAGCCGAACAATATCTGCGTGAAGTAATGCAGAGATATCGAACCAAGATGGTGTATGATCAGGGTAGTGGTCAAGTTAACCTC